GCAAATGCTTTTGTTAAAGTCAACAGTGCTGGCACAGCATTAGAATTAGTTACTACTACAAGTGGACTTGGTAATATATCTGTTAATAACATTGAAATGGCTAATGAACTTTATCCTACAGCAGATGCAAGCGGCAGAGTGGGTCGAGCAAATGCTAGATTTTTTGAAATATACGCTCAAAGTTTTATAGGTGATTTAAAAGACGACACAGGTTCTATAGTGTTTGATTCTAGCACTGGATTTATTTCTTATGCTGCAATCTTTGGGGGTCCCAGTAGTTTATCAGAATTTACAAATGACACGGCATTTGTTACACTAAATGACGTGCAAAATTACATAGAATCAACACCTCAATATACAGATATTGTAGGTTCTGTCTTTGCAGACGATTCTACTGTACTTGTTGATGCTATAAACAAAACTATTCCGGGATACATAAGTATAGCAGAACTGAAATCTATTGTAGCATCTAGTGTGACCTATACAGATTTTCAAACAGCCGTCGCAGCATTATAACGGAGATAAAAATGGCAATACAACTTATTAATGTAGGAAATGTAGCAAACGATGGCACCGGAGACGATCTGCGTGAAGCGTTTATTATCGTAAATCAAAACTTTGAAGAGTTAGATCTTAGAGATGACGAGCAAACTACTGCGTCGAACATAGGCGCCACTGGCGTAGGAATATTTGCTAATAAAGTAAATTATGATTTACAATTTAAAAAACTAGTTGCAGGTACTGATATTACTCTAACACCTACAACAGACACAATTGTTGTTGCTGCAAATGGCGGATTGAAAACTCTATTAATTACCACAGACGGTGGTAGTAAAATACTCACAGAAACAGACAACTTAAACATTTTTGGCGGTGTAGGAATTTCTACAAGTTTAGTAGGAAGCACACTGACAATTAATAATACTGCAAGTGAATTAGTAACAGATACTACTCCACAACTGGGCGGTAATCTAGACGCTCTTACAAGAAACATTACAAATGTCGGCACATTAGATGCAGCTAGTATAATTGGATCCTTTAATGGTAATTTAACAGGCTTAGTGTACGGAATCGACATTCGAGATATAAATCAGTATTTTGATACAAATTTTGATTTTGGAACTATTGATGCAAACATTAACAACATCTTCGAATGGGTAATATCGTCTGCTGATGTAGATTTCGGTACAATTTTATCTCCAGAATTAAGAACAATAGACGGCGGGACTCTCTCTTAATAATTGCGATAAATATTAAAAAGGATCGCATTTATGACAATACCATTATGGAATATTGCTAACGACTTTCTATTAATCACACAAATAGAAAGGTTTTCTAGCGAATTAGCACTGCCTGTTGCAAATGGGCTTAATGGTATAGAAATAGAATTAATCAGCGGTAACCTACCAACGGGCACGAGAATTGAAGGTACTAAAATTGTAGGCGCACCTTATGAGGTTGCAACCGACACAGTGTTCACTTTTGTTTTAAGAGCCCACTGGTTAGGTAATTTTGATGATAGAACCTTAAAAATTGTTGTGACAGGACCGGATGCACCAGTATGGCAAACACCTAGTGGCTTGTTACCTATAGGAAATAACAACCAATATTTTATACTAGATAATGAAATAATCGATTTTCAATTGTTGGCAACAGATAACGACCTACCCGCGGGTGATGAATTAAGATATTTTATTGCAGACGGCGATGGTAATTTGCCACCCGGAGTTACATTAACCGAAGATGGTAGACTAACGGGGGTTGTGGAACCATTACTTAGTTTAGACAAGAGATTTAGCGGTGGCGGCTATGATACCATGCCATATGGAGATTTTCCTCTAGATTATAGTGTGTTATCCAGTAACGGTTATGGCAGTTATTTCTACGATACAGTGACCTTTGATTATTCTATACCTACACAAAGTTTAAGAAAACTAAACAGATATTATCCGTTTGCTGTAACAGTTACCGATGGTGAGACTTTTGTTCGTAGACAGTTTAAAATATATGTAGTAGGCGACGATTTTTTAAGAGTAGATAATACAATTATGCAAGTAAGTACTGGTGTTTTTACAGCAGACAATACTTATGTAAGAACTCCTGTGTGGATTACTCCTAGAAATCTAGGATTTAAACGTGCTAACAATTATGTTACAGTTTATCTAGATGTATTAGAAAGCAATACTCTCCTAGGGCAGATTGTATATACTCTTGATAATATTAACGATGACGGTTCAGTAAGTGAACTGCCGCCCGGTCTAGCACTTGATAGTACTAACGGAGAATTGTATGGCCGTGTGCCATATCAACCTGCAATTACTCAAAATTACAAGTTTACAATTAGAGCAACACGTTATACAGGCGACCTAGAAAGTTTAACTATATTTGCTAATTTTTATGAAGACGTTTTATTAGGTGCAACTAGTTTTAAAATTTTTAAAATAGATCGAACTAGTACACTAGACGGTGTTGAAGATCTACGAGAATTACTTAATACAGATATTATTTTATACGGCAGACCATATAGAGTAATCGGAACTAGTAACAGCAATCCAAACTATGACGTGATAACTGTATCTGACACTATAGCGCCTTCTGTTAGCTTAAATCTTTCTAAAACTGCTTCAATGGGCGATGATCATATTTTTGTAAATACACTATCAGAACAAAACAAAAACAAATGCCAAGGCAGAGAACTTCGGTTTTCTACATCAGAAGTTTATAAAATAACCAGTGTTGTTCCATATATAGAATATGAAATAAGACAAACTGAACCTGCATTTAACCCTATATTACCTAAAAAATCTCCTAGAAATATTATTGAATTTGAAAATTACTTTATAGGAGATTATGCTGTGTACACAAGTGAATCAGGCGGTGATGATCAAATTTATATCTGCACAGTTCCTCATAATGTACAACCACAATATGATATTAACAATGAAATTGTAACTGACGGGCTTGGCAATGTTCAAATTGATTTTGAATCAGCAAAATGGAATTTAGTTGCGGCAACATTGTCTGATTTATCGTTAAACGACAGACTAACTGCTACACGTCAAGCATTGCAAGAAACATACGGAGGAGTTTCTTATATTGAAGTAATAGAACCTACTAGGTGGAGAATAAGAATTCCCAGCACTGCAATTAGTAGAATAAAATCAAATGTTCTTGGCTTTTTTAGAGAATCAACCGACAGCTCGGAATTAACTGTAATACTAATACGCGACAACGAAGACAGACTAGGCTTAGATGTAAATCTTTCTAGACAATTATTGCAAGGTAGAAATATCGGTATAGCATTATTCAAAAATGACTTCTTTACTAAAAATATTGCAGTTACTAGCACTGACGAAGTTGATATTCCTAGCAAAGCAAAGACATTTGAACTACAAATCATAGGTGAAATAGACTCAACAATTAAATGGTTAACTGACCCATATCTTGGAAAAATAAATGCAAACTTTACAAGTGTGTTAAGAGTAGAGGCAGAAACTACAGTACCAGATACTAGAATGTTGTATGCAATAAAAAGTGGACAATTGCCATTCGGTATGCGTTTAAATTACAGTGGTGAAATAATAGGGGTAGCAAATCAATTTGCAAATGCTTCTAGTAAAGGGTTAACTACATTTGATAACAGAACAATAACGTGGGATGGGAAAAATCCTGGGGATACACTATTTGATAGAAGATATAAATTTGTTATCGAAGCAAGAGATAGATTCAATTACAGTGCAATCACTAGAGAATTTACGTTAGACGTAGAAGATTTAGACGATACGCTGTATACAGATATAGTAGCCCGTCCAATGCTAAAACAAAGTCAACGAGATCTATACAAAAATTTTATCTCAAATCCTGAAATTTTTACACCTAATAACATATATAGACAAGATGATCCTAGATTTGGATTACAAAAAACATTAGAATTGTTGGTATATGCCGGTATAGAAGCAAAAAATGTTGAAAATTTTGTAGCAGCAGCAGCCAAAAATCACAAACGAAAAAAATATCTATTTGGTGATTTCAAAATAGCATTAGCAAAACAACCCGGTAGCAATGAAATAGTTTACGAAGTAATCTATGCAGATGTTATCGATCCTGCAATGACAAGTAAGGGAAAAACAAGAAAACAATTTAAAATAACTACAGGTAATAAAATTACAGTAGATAGTATTCAATATGCAGGCGTAGATGACAAAACTAGAACAGGACTAGGTGTACCTCAAATACCTGTATATGGAAGAGAAATTGTAAAGTTTGTTTATCCAAATAAAGACTTTTTAATTGTTGAAACTAGATCTAATTTTGTACAAGTAAATACAGACAACGACGATTTTATAATAGACATAAGAAACAATGGTGAAATTACTTTCCAATTGCAATTAACCGACAGCGAACCTTATAGAATTAGACCTATTACAAATACTATAAAAGCAGATAGCAATGCTGTAAAAGTAAGTGATACTAAGGATCAAACAAGATATATTTCTAGTATAGATCATATGAGGGGTAACATTAAAGCTATAGGTAAATCTGAAAGAAATTATTTACCGCTATGGATGAGAACACCACAATCAGGCTTTCAAGAACTTAATTATCAAACTGCTATTCCCGTATGTTATTGTAAACCCGGCGCTGCAAATGAAATCCTGTTAAACATAAAAAATAGCGGATTTAATATGAGAAACATAGAACTGGACATAGATAGATATATTGTTCAGCGAACAGGCAATAATTTAGAAGAGCAATATATTCTATTCGCAAATTATCAATTCAACGTTTAATCTAAATAAATATACTAAAGAGGTAGATAAATGACAAGCCAAATAGTAAGTGAAACAATCGACGCTGCGTATCCAGTAGCAGGTATAGATAATGATACACAGGGATTTAGAGATAATTTTTCTATTATCAAAACTAATTTTGCTACCGCAGCAAGTGAAATTACACAATTGCAAACAAACACTGCAAAATTAAATGAATCTAATGACTTTAATGGAACTAACATTGCAGATGCTAATTTCCAATACTGCACCGAACAATATCACAATGCAGGCACAATTATAGCGGGACAAAACGTAAGCTATCTAAACGGCAACTATCAAACTATAAGACTTAATTTAGCAATAAGTACTCCCAGTGCTACTTTAAATTTAAGTGACTGGCCTGATACTGCTACTACAAACAGATATGCCAAGATGAGGATAGAATTGTTCGGTAATGACACTGCTAAGACAGTTTTATGGACTATAGAAGGCGGCGGTACATTAAAAAAGGCAGCAGGTTGGCCTGGGACTTTTACTGTAGACAGTTCAACAAATCCAATCATAGTAGAATTTTGGACATATAACGGTGGCACAACTGTGTATGGTATATACTTAGGACAATTTAGTTAATGTTTCATCCGTTGATTACTGATTTACAATCGTTGTCAGACGCTCAAGTAGAAGATAAAATTTCTAATCTTCAACGAAAATATTTTCAAACTTACAATCTTGATTTAAAAAATCAAATATCTATGACATTAGATATGTACAAAGAAGAATTAAAACATAGAAGATTCTTAGCTGTTCAAAAATTTAAAGAACAAAACAGCAACAATGATCTTGACAATTTAATAAACGTCAATTAATATAGGCTATGCTCTTGAAAACAGATGAACTAGGTGTTCCTAGATTTACTAATCGTGATCTTATCAACTTGATCTATAGTGGCAACATAGAAAAATGCCATGTAGTCCTCTGTGATCCTTCGGATGATGTAGATCGTTTCAACGCTGCAATGGAAGAGCAAGGTCTTCTAAAACTGCAAAAATATATTCCTATTGATGTAGATCAAAAAACGTTTGACGGTGTGTGTCAAAGCGAATGGTTTATGCCAGACAAATATAAGAACATAACAGACAAAATGTTATGGGGCTGGCTTTTAGATAGATGCAGTAAAGATAGTGAATATGATAGAGTTAAAGAAGAATTCTTTGCTTACAAAGAAAGAGGAATGCTCGATCTATTAAGATATATGATCTATCTTGTAAGCTTTATGCGTGAGAATAATATTGTGTGGGGCGTAGGTCGCGGATCGAGTGTAGCATCATACGTGCTGTATTTGATTGGAGTTCATAAAATTGATAGTCTAAAATACAATTTAGACTGGCGTGAATTTTTACGAGACTAAATATTCACAAATATAGGAGATTAATATGTCTAAAGGAAACGTAGTTAAAAAACAACATCGTTCTATGAGAGGTAAAATTGTAGATATCGATCTGTTGAGGAAAAAGAATGAACTTGTACCTGCTATCGGTAATGCCAAAGTAAATGCTCGAGGCGACGAGTTAGGACCCGGTGGAAAAATCGTAAAAAAGCGAGAAGACATTGTAAAGGAATATTACGAAAAAAACAGCAAAGGCGTAAAAGACGAAACTGGCGGTTTTAAGACAATTAAAAAAGAAGACCTTGTGTTATCTGAAAAAATTTCTGAAATCGAACTAACCGAAGAAGAAAAAAAATTACTATCGGAAGACAACGATTGGGAAGAAGACAACGAAGGCAATTTTGTTACTAAAAAAACAAATAGAAAAAGGTGATTTATGGCGTTAAATATTAATACTATCGCTGGAACACTGCATCCTATAGGCAATAGGGTAATTATAGAAAATATGTATTTTGGCGAACAAAAAACTCGAGCAGGGTTAATTATAACAAACGACGACGGAAACGTTAGAGGAATTTATCCTCGATGGGGACAGGTTTATGCTAAAGGACCCGATAATAAAGATCCGTACAGTGTAGGAGATTGGATTCTTATCGAACACGGTCGTTGGACAAGAAGTGTTAACATGGATGACGGTAGTGAAGAAAAAGAGTTGCGTATGATTGAAACTGAAAGTATACTGGGGTGGAGCAATACTAAACCTGACGACGTTATAATTGGTAAATCCAGCGTTGCAGATTTTGCTCCTAACAAAATTACTGCTAACGCATTTGCATAAGAGGATAACGTGACAGACATAGTAGATATTAACAAATATAAACAATTTGTAGAAGGTGTTACTAGTGAACCTAGTAATGATCTTGAAGTAATGATTGGTAGACTTAGAGAACTTAATCAAGTCTGCAACATTTCTCTACTAATGACAGGAGCAATTGGAATTGCATCCGAAGGTGGAGAATTTAGCGAAATAGTCAAAAAGTGTGTGTTCCAAGGTAAACCACTTAATGACGAAACCCTGTTCCATATTAAACGTGAACTGGGAGATATTGCTTGGTATTTTGCTAATGCTTGTAGAGCAATTGGTGTTAATCCTAGCGAAGTAATCGAAGAAAATGTTCGCAAACTGGAATCAAGATATCCTGGTGGACACTTTGATGTTTATTATAGCGAGAACCGTAAGGAGGGTGATCTATGAATACTCGTGCAATGACCGGTGCTTACTATGACGAAGCACTGAGAACTTTTATGCTTGCTCTATACAACTATACAGCCGCAGGATTGGCCTTTAGTGGTGTAGTAGCGTATCTAACATATGCTAGTGGTGCTATGGCAGCAATGGGTCCGCTTATGTGGCTGTTTGTATTTGCTCCACTTGGTATGATTTTTCTGTATAATCCTAACTGGAGTTTTTCTACTGTTAGAACATTTTACTTTGCATTTACTGCTGTAATGGGGGTAAGTCTTAGCACTATCTTTGCTGCATACACTGCATCAAGTATCGCCCAAGTGTTCTTTATTACTTCTTCAGTTTTTGCTGCGGCAAGTTTATATGGTTATACAACCAAAAAAGACATCAGCAACTGGGGTAGTTTCCTTATTATAGGATTGATAGGTATTATTGTTGCTGCTATAGTAAATATTTTTTTACAATCTAGTGCTATTGCATTTGCCGTTAGTGTTATAGGTGTAGTTATTTTTACAGGTTTGACGGCATATGATACGCAAATGGCTAAAAGCATGTTTGTTAGCGGTAGAATGACAGCAGAAGAAACTGCAAAATTTGCTATTACAACTGCACTTAATTTGTATCTTAACTTCATCAACCTATTCCAAATGTTGCTAAGTCTTCTTGGCAATAGAGAATAATAATCGTTGACTCCTCGCTAAAAGCATGTTAAAGTCAACTTGTTATCGAGGAGTTTTTTTATGAAGTTTCCTGATCCGCAAGTTATCGTTGGATTAAAAACAAGCGGTATAGGCACAACGGGTGCTACTGGTATTACACTAATGATTTTACATATTACAGGATATCTTGCAGGATGGGCTTGGCCTTTGCTGTATGTATTCCTTATACTTTCAGGCATTGGACAAGAAAACAGAAAGAACAAATAATGGCAAACCATGGTATGATAGACTTGGAAACACTTGATGTGTACCCCACTGCAACGGTCCTCAGTCTTGGAGCAGTTAAATTTAATCCGTTCACAGACGATCAACCTCACTCAGATCTTTATCTTAAAATTCTTGTAGACGACCAAGACAGGTTAGGTAGAACTGCTTCAGATTCCACTATTGAATGGTGGGGTAAACAAGATCCTGCTATTATGGAAGAGGCATTTGACCAGACCGGTGCTATTACTGTAGAAGAAGCACTTACTCAACTGAACCGTTGGGTCGTAGGCGTTGAAGAAATATGGGGCCAAGGCTATGGATTCGATATAACTATTTTAGAAAATATGTATAGAATGGTAGGTAAGCCTATTCCGTGGCAGTTTTGGCAAATTAGTGATAGCAGAACAATTACTAAACGTATGCCAGTTGATCCACGAAAAAGTATGCAAACTGATTTGCACAACGCACTTGCTGATGCTTACTTCCAAGCAAAATCAGTACAAATTATGTTTAAACATTTTGGGTTTACAAAATGACAGTTGTTGATCTTGATCACATAGGATTAGAAGTTAATTATAGACTAGCAGCCGTTGAGTGGTTGTACAATCGTTATGGTCCTGTAGGTGATATTTGGACCATAGAACAGTTAACTTTTGTAAAATTTAAGAATAACAAAGATGCTACATTCTTTGTATTAAAATGGTCATAATTTATAGGAGAACGACATGAAAAACTTTATTGCTGCTCTATTACTTACTACTTCTGTTGCCTATGCAGAAGGTGATGCTGCTCAAGGCGAAAAACAATATAAAAAATGTGCTGTTTGCCATACCGTTGAAGAAGGTGGAAAGAATGGCACAGGGCCTAATCTCTATAACATTTTTGGTAGAGGTACGGCTGCTACAGAATTTAAGTATTCAAAAGGTTTTGCAGAATGGGCTAGTGCAAATCCCGTATGGACAGAAGAACTAATGGATGTTTGGTTGACTGATCCTAAAAAGATGGTGAAAGGCACGAAAATGCAATATAAAGAAAAAGACGCAGAAACCCGTGCTAATCTTATCGCTTATCTTAAATCTATAGGTGTTCAATGATGTTTAAAGGTTTAACTTTAAGTTTATTTATAGTAATTTTTTGGATTGTAGGCATTCCATACTTGGCAAGTTTAATTTATTGAAATGACCACACCATTAAATGATTTACAACAACTTGTAGCAATCACTGCTGAAGAGTGTGGCGAACTCACACAAGTCTGCATGAAAATTATAAGAAAATATTCCAACAAGCAAGAGATCGAAGCAGAATGGCACGACAAACTTGTAGAAGAAGCAGGCGATGTGCTGTGTATGATTGAATTGTTAGTAGAACACAATCTATTAACTAATAGTGAATTAGGCATTAGAGTAAATGAAAAGCGTATTAAACTTAGCAAATGGAGCAATTTAATAAATGAGCAAATTTAAAAATCGTCAGCAATTTGAAGAGTGGGCATTTGATCAATTTAAGCGGTATGGGATTCGTCAACCCGATACATATACAGAGCAAGAATTGATTGAGTTGAATCCCTCTGTTCCTGTAAATTTTATTAAAAACCACGTAAAGGCAAGAGATGCAGCAGTTATGGATTGAAAAGTATCGACCAAAGACACTAGACGGATATGTGTTTAAGGATCAAACACATAGAGATTTGATTAACCAATGGATTAAGGATGGTTCTATTCCTCATCTATTGTTGAGTGGATCGGCAGGTGTAGGTAAAACTACTATTGCTAAAATTCTTATCAATCAACTAGGCGTTGCAAATTCTGACGTGATGTTTGCTAACGGTAGTAAAGAAGCACGTAAGATTGAGTGGGTCGACAAACTGATTATGTTTTGTCAAACAATGCCGTTTAGCGATTTTAAGATTGTATTAATAGACGAAGCAGACTATATGAATATTAATTCGGTACAACCTGCACTTCGTAATTTGATGGAGGATTACAGTGAAAGTGTACGCTTTATTTTAACTTGTAATTATCCTAACAAAATTATGCCTGCTATACATAGCAGATGCCAACACTTGCGTTTTGAAAAAATAGATTTAACAGAATACACTGCTCGACTTGCCGAAATACTGTTTGCTGAAGAAATTGCGTTTGATTTAGATGTGTTGGACAGCTTTGTAAAAGCGTTTTATCCGGATTTACGCAAATGCATTGGAGAGATCCAGCTTAACTCGCACACCGGAACGTTAGTTAGCAAAGAAGCCGACACAGACACAAGCGATTATAGAATAGCCATGGTAGAGTTATTTAAAGAAGGCAAGATTAACGAGGCAAGGAAACTTATCTGTAGTCAAGCACTGCCAGACGAGATGGAAGAAATTTACAGGTGGTTATACAATAATATTGATCTGTTTGGCAACGACGAGAAACAAGAATCTGCAATATTAGTAATAAAACAGGGATTGGTAGATCATTCTCTTGTGATTGATCCGGAAATAAATCTTGCAGCAACTCTAATTAGACTTGCTCGACTATAAAATGACCATAATTAATAAGTAAAGGAGATAAAAATGTTTGATTGGACAAAACCTACAACACAGATAATTGGTACTTTTTAAAAATGGACCCCAGAATATTTAGAAGCAATAAAAAAGGAACTTGAAAAAAATGGACAATTTGTTTTAGTTGTCACTAAAATCGAAGATCCCATCGTCGACATTGACACTGTATGCTTGAATATTTCAGAAATTCTAAAAGAACACGAAATTCAATTAAATCTTCACTATCAGATTGTACATATGCCAAACATTGTGCGTATTGTAGAAGAAAAAAATATTATAAAAAAGACAAAAGCAAAATCAACAAACTAAGGAGTTGACGTTGAAGGCAAGAATAATTAGTTATACTGAAGTCGATGACGACTTTGTAAAACAAGCACAAGAAGAATTTTTAACACTCAACCCAGATAAAGAAGATAAACTACCGCAGTTTGACACTTTGCAAGATTTGGTTGCATTTTGTGCAAGAGTTTCAAATCCTGCCAACCAAATGAATGAAGAAACCAGTGAACGCTTAATACAGTACCTTATAAAAAACAGTCATTGGTCTCCGCTAGAAATGGTAGATGTAACTTTAGAAATTGAAACTACTAGAGATATTGCTCGTCAAATGTTACGGCATAGATCCTTTTCATTCCAAGAATTCAGCCAGCGATACGCCAATCCTAACGAATTAAACAATACATTTGTTTTGAGAGAAGCACGATTACAAGACCTAAAAAATCGTCAAAATAGTGTTGAAGTTAATAACCCGGAACTTCAAAAAGAATGGGCAAAGCGACAACAAGCAGTTATCGATCTAGCTAAAGAAACTTACGAATGGGCAATAAGTGAAGGTGTTGGTATTGCAAAAGAACAAGCAAGATGTGTTTTACCTGAAGGAAATACTATTTCCAAATTGTACATGAAAGGAAGTTTACGTAGTTGGATTCATTATCTACAGCTACGCAGCGCAAATGGTACACAGAAAGAGCACATAGAAGTTGCACTTGCTTGTGCAGAAATAATTGCTAAAGTGTTTCCTTTATTAACAAAAATATAAAATTGTGCCGTATCTCTACGGCACAGTTTTATTCATCACCATAGATCCTAAGAACTTCTTTTACTGCTTCATGGCGTTCGATATCTTTTTGGTGAAACCGAACGACACTAAGTCTAGAAGTTTCAGCATTTTCTAACTGCTGAATAAAATCTATTAACCCATTGTCTTTTAATCGATCTGCTTGTAATAAATCACCTGTTACTGCCATTTTACTACCTTCACCAATTCTTGTAAGTAACATTTTCATTTGATTAGGTGTAGCATTTTGCATTTCGTCGGCTAGTATAAAGGCATTTTTGAATGTTCGTCCTCGCATATATGCAAGTGGTGCAATTTCTATAATACCTTCCTCTATCATCTCTTCGATGTCTCTTGCATTAAAATATTCTCTCAAAACATCAAATATAGGTCGAGTCCACGGTGCCATTTTTTGCTCAAGTGTACCGGGCAAAAATCCCAGATCTTCGTCGACAGAAACAGCAGGGCGGGTAACTATGATTTTATCAATTGACCCTTCCTTGAATTGTTTAACAGCAACTTGGACGGCTAAAAGTGTTTTTCCAGTTCCTGCAGGACCTATTCCGAAGACTATATCTTTCCTCGAATCCAACAACTCTAACAAATATGTTTCTTGATTTTTATTTCTAGGAAGTATCTGAACTGATTTCTTTTTTTGGTATTGGTCAATCTCTATAATATTGTTATTATATTGATAGTTAGTTTGATAATTACGCTTGCGTGAAGCTCTTTTCAGACCCATTAAGACCTCCTTTGGGTTATCTAAAATATAGGGTCATTATTCCCGTAGGGGAAATTGACCCTACATCATATTTATATTTGAGCAGTAAATAAAAAAACAGTTGTTTACTTTTCTATAACGATAAATAATTACAATAAACTTGGTGAAAACAATGCACGACATTTTAGATATAATTAAAAACATAGAAAATATATATGATTCTAATACTAGTTTTACTGTCTTAAAAGACTTTGAACGAGTATTAGATCAATTGGACATTTATGTTTATGCAAACTGGCAAGATGGAGAATTGGCAGACGGTCCTAAAATAAGTCGTCATTGGGTTACTTGTTCCTTCATGTGGCCTTACAATAAAATGCCTGATCCTATGGGAGGGAAACGTTTACTAGATTACGATTGTAAAGTAAAATATATTAGATCTAGTTTAATACAACCAAGAAAAATTAGAGATCCCGACGACATTAGACCTGGAACAAAAAAGGGAAAGTTAGATTTAGAACGTATTTGGATAGTGCAAATTCAAATGCCGAAAACACTTATAGCAGACATCTATAGCGGATATATGGAAATAGAAACTGTACAGCCTGCCAAAGAAATAACACCGCCTGCACAATCACAACCTGCTGACGTACTATCTCAAGACACAGGAGAACCTACTCTATGACATTAAAACAGGGTGATTTGCATGATTTAGTTTATCATGTGTTTGAAATTGATAGTTATAAAAGTAAAATGGGAAGTGACGAAGAAATTATAACATTAAGCTTTAGTGCTAAAACTAAAGAATCTGCAGATGATTTAATGAATTTTGTTGAAAGAGGCTATGAATTTGTATTAGATGCAGATGTAACACCGGGTGAACAAAGCGATGGTACTTATAAAATTTTTGTAGAATTAGAGAGAAACAAAGACGCACCTAACCAAATATTAGAAATAATCGACGGAATAAAAAATCTTGCACAGGTAGAATCGTTTAGATTTAGATATTACAAAAATTGGAAAAGTTATCCGCTAACTAATGATTCTCTAACTGAGATGTTGCCATTGGATTCTACAGATTATGCTACAAAAGTTAACGAATCAAACTTAGACAATTACAAAAATTTCTTTAATAAAAGTTTTATCGAATCAGTAGACATGTGGGACGATGTATTGTGTTTAAAAAAAGCATATGCTAATCCGTTATATTTTAAATTTATAGATTTTGGAAATACAACAGAAACTATTCAATCTATTAATGAAAGTTTTAATCCTTACGATTTTGCTGAAATCATTTTTCTTTCAAAATACATAGGCGATTACAATATTACAAAATATGGAAATAAATTAACATTTGAAAATAAAGGTAAAACCCTAGTAGTAGAACGTATTAATACATAATGGAAATAGTATATAAACGAAACTATTGCGAAAATTGCGGAAGACCCGGTCATTGTGGTCGTCCAGAATATGAAGATTTACAAAATTACGATGAGCCACCAATAACAACAAAAATATGCGAGCATTGCAGATGTGGCAACTGCATAGATATAGAGGAAAACAAGAATGAGTTTTAAATTTAAATTTACAAAAGAACAACTTGCAGCACTTATACCAGGAAACAAAAAAGTAGATGAATGGTATAATGCATTGGTTGATATCTTACCAAAATACAATATTACAACTGAAGCAAGAGTTGCTGGTTTTATCGCACAATGCGCTCACGAAAGCGGCAACTTTATGACGCTAGAAGAAAACCTAAATTATAGAGAAGAAACACTGCTAAAAATATTTGGTCGTTATTTTGGACCAGGAAAGCGTAATGCTGCTGAGTATGCAAAGAATCCTGAGAAGATTGCAAACTATGTTTACATGGATGAGTTCCGTAGTTCAAAAATGGGCAACGTAAAAGAAGGCGATGGCTGGAGATTCCGTGGTCGTGGTCTAAAGCAACTTACTGGGAGGGAAAATTATACTGCATTTGGCAAAACTGTTAATATGACTGCAGAACAAGCTGCGGATTATGTTGCAACAGAAAAAGGAGCCATCGAGTCTGCTTGCTGGTTCTGGAATGCAAAGAAGCTCAATGAAGTTGCTGATACTGGTGATGTTGTCAAAATGACAAAGATTATCAACGGTGGAGACATTGGTCTTGCCGATCGTCAGGCCCGCTACAAGAAAGCAATGGAAGTTTTTGGTGGTAAGGTTGATGTTAAAGCAATTGTAACAGAAACTGCATCCGCAACTACAACACTAAAAGTAGGTAGTAAGGGTGACATGGTTAAAAAAATGCAAAAAGTTTTAGGTCTAAAAGAAGATGGTGATTTTGGACCGGGAACAGAAAAAGCAGTAAAAGCATGGCAAACTAAAAATGGATTAACAGCCGATGGAGTCGTAGGGCCTAAAACATTAGCAAAGATGGGTATCGCGTAATGTCAAAATTTTTGATTATGATTATCATTGCCATGGGGGGCTTGGGATATTGGTATTATACTGATACCCAAAAGCGTATGACAATCTTAGTCGAAAACAATGCTAAACTAGAGATTGCAGTCCAGACCAACGAGGCTGCAATCAAACAAATGGAGGCAGACTATGCTGCTGCACAGCAAGAGCTAACTAAGATAAATGAAGCATATGCAGAAATACGCCGACAAAACAATAGATTATCTGCAAAACTAGCAGATATGGATTTAGGATTAATTGCAGCAGAAAAGCCAGATAGTATTCAAAGAGCAGTAAATAGAGGAACATTTAATGCAGGAAGATGTTTTGAAATCTTGTCTGGAGCACCTTTAACGGAGACAGAATTAAATGCAAAAAATGGCGAAGAGTTTAACAAAGAGTGTCCTTGGCTTTGGCCTGGTCCTGCTACTGGCGGGGTGCAGTCAACCAATGCCCCAACCGATACAAATAACCAGTAAACCACTAGAAAAGCCTGCACTTAACTTACCCCCTGTAGATGAACTTACCTTACGTCCTGTAGAATGGGTAATAATTAACGAAGCTAATTTGGAAACTAGATTAACAGAGTTGCGAGGCAAGGGTCCACTTGCAATGTTTGTCCTTACAGGAGAAGGTTATGAAAATCTAGGATTGAACATAAGTGACATTCGAGCACTAGTTCAACAACAGCAACAAATTATAATTGCATATGAAAATTATTACAAAGCAGCAGAAAAAGCTTTGGAGGATGCACAACAAACTACAGTAACACAACCACAATCCTCAGGAGGCGTATTAGGATTGTTTAACTAAATATTTTATACTTGTTAATAGAGAGGGCAAAAGATGGCAAGAGCACCAAGAAAACCAAAAACACTCGAAGTCGGTTCTGAATTCGAACACTTAGATGCCGACGGCGATGGCGTTATAACAGATGAAGAAATGGCAATGGCAAAAGAAATTGCAGATTTTAAACATAAACAATCTCTTCGCGAAAACGAAGACAAAAAAGAAGATCAAATTCGTGCAATGGCTTGGTTTGCACTATTGGGTATGTTGTTATATCCTGTGTTAATATTGATTACATCATTCTTTGATGTCGATGATGCAGCAAGAATTATCGGTGATATTGCACCTACATATTTTGTTGCTATTGCTGGCTTGGTTGCTGCATTCTTTGGAGCACAAGCATGGAGCAAAAGCAAGTCTAACGACGACGAATAATCATTCTTAAAAATCAGTAATAGTTCATGCGATAAGTAAAAGTATGGACTATTACTCAATTTTAGGCGTTAACAGAAACGCAACATCAGATGAAATAAGAAAAGCGTATCGTGATAAAGCAAAAACTCACCATCCCGACAGGGGCGGTGACCCAGAAGTTTTTAAACAAATAAACGAAGCATACGAAACATTAAGTGACGGTAATAAACGAGCGGAATACGACAATCCGCAACCGCAATTTCATTTTAACAGTGCTAATTTTAGACAAAATCCGTTTGGAAATCCTTTCGATGATTTTTTCAATTTAAATTTCGGTATGAACCGTAGACCTAAAAACAGAGATATTAATTTAGCAGCAAATGTAGAATTAAAGGACATATTAACAGGTAAAACCTTAATATTACAATATCATGTAAGCAATGGCAAGGTAGAAACTGTTAATATAGATATACCTGCTGGAGCACGTGACGGAGATACAATTCGCTATGAAGGACTGGGAGATGATTCAAATAAAAATTATCCAAGAGGCGATCTAATTGTACGATTAAAAATTATCTACAATAAAGGTTGGACACGCGACGGTAACAATCTTGCAACTAAAGAACTGGTAAATGTATTTGACTTATTGCTAGGGTGTGTTATATTTGTCAATACGTTAGATGATAAAACCATTAAACTTACAATACCTAAAGGAACAAAACCAGGAACAATTTTTAGTATAGCAGGATACGGTATACCGGATCTACATACAAGAAAAAAAGGCAATGTTTATGTACAGGTAGAAACTGAAATACCAGTTATAGATGACAAACTTATAATTGCAAAATTAACAGAAATAAAAAATCTTATCAAGGAATAAAATATGATAGAACCCAGCGACGAACTACAACTTGTCTTTGACAAAGCAGTTAATGATTCACGTAAATTACAACATGAATATGTAACACTAGAGCATTTGTTGTTTGCAATGTTATGTGAAGAAAACTTTGTTAATTTACTTACAATGTTTGGTGCAAAGGTCGATTACATAAAAAGTAATATCGAACATCATTTGAAAAATAATTGCAACGATATTAGAACTGATTTAGAAAAATATAAACCTAAAAAAACACAAACAGTTGAAAGAGTTCTTAATAGAGCATTTACACAGGTTCTGTTTAACGGAAGAAATCATATTCAATTAAGTGATGTATTAATTAGTATGCTTAATGAGAGAAAAAGCATTGCTTTTTATTATTTGCAAAAAGGCAACATTGATAAAGAAAAGTTTGCAGGTTTTGTTAAAAATGAACTAGACGACGAAGAAGTAGAAACAGAAGAAATTTCTAATGATGTTAAAAAAGCCCTGCGTTCTTTTACTACTAATTTAAATGAAGAAGTAAAGAAAAACAAAATAGATCCTATTATTGGTAGAAGCGAAGAACTAGAAACTCTTGCACTTGCACTAGGTCGAAGAAATAAAAATAACGTTCTATTGGTAGGTGATCCGGGAGTGGGGAAAACTGCAATAGCAGAAGGTCTTGCATACAATATCGTTAAAAAAATTGTTCCTAGTTTTCTAGAAGACTATCAAGTATTAAATCTTGATATTGGATCTATGCTAGCAGGATCAAAATATAGAGGTGACTTTGAAGAAAGATTCAAGTTGGTTTTACAAGGATTAGTAAAACTAGGTAAGACTATTCTGTTTATTGACGAAGCACATATGATTTCAGGTGCAGGAGCAGGGGGACAGAACAGTGCAAACGATCTTGCAAACATGCTTAAACCTGCACTGAGCAAAGGTGATATTAAAGTTATAGCATCTACTACATGGGAAGAATATAGAAAGTATTTCGAAAAAGATCGTGCATTGATGCGTAGATTTCAACGAGTAACTATCACAGAACCGTCTGCGGAAAATACCAAAGATATACTAAAAGGCATTAAAAAATATTACGAAAAGTTTCATAATACTACAATTACAGAAGAAGCAATCGAAGCCGCAGTAAAATTAACAGTGAAATATCAATCTGATAAAAAATTACCAGACAAAGCAATCGACTTAATCGATCTAGCTTGTAGTAGATTCAAGGTAAAAGATCAAACAGATAACAAGATTGTGGGCGAAGAACAGATACAATTTGAATTGAGTAAAATTGTAAATCTACCCAAAGAAGTAGTAGAACAAAAAGAAAGTGACAATCTAGCTAATTTAGAACGTCAGCTAAAACACAATGTTTATGGACAAGACGAAGCTATAGAGTCTATTGTTGATAAAATTCTTGTAAGTCAAGCAGGACTAAAACCAGATGACAAGCCAGTAGGAAGTTTTGTATTCATGGGGCCGACAGGCACTGGTAAAACTGAAACTGCTAAACAATTAGCAAAACACTTAGGAGTAAAGCTTGTACGTTTTGATATGAGTGAATTTATGGAAAAACATTCTGTATCTAAATTGATAGGTTCTCCTCCTGGTTATGTAGGGTTTGAAGACAATGGCGGATTACTTATTACAAGATTGCAAGAAAACCCCAATTGTGTATTGTTACTCGACGAAATTGAAAAAGCACATCCTGATGTGTCGCAAATTCTATTGCAAATAATGGACAACGGAAAAGTTACTGGATCTAATGGCAAAGAAGCTGATGCAAGAAATTGTATACTAATTTTAACCACCAATTTAGGTGCAAGAGAATCAGAAAAAAATAACATAGGATTTGGAGATTCTTTTGATAAGGATTATGACAATAGCGAATTTAAAAGATTCTTTGCTCCAGAATTTAGAAACAGATTAGATGCAACTATTACATTTGCTAAACTTAGCAAAGAAGTTATGATTAAAATTGTAGGTAAATTCCTATTAGAACTCAAAAATCTTGTATTAGATAAAGACATTGCAATTACAGTAACAGACGATGCAATCGATTATCTAGTCGAAAAAGGCTTTGATCCTAAGATGGGTGCTCGCCCTCTACAAAGAGTAATAGACAAAGACATTAAGCGTCCATTAAGTAGAGAAATGTTGTTTGGCCAGTTAAAAAATGGCGGTAGCGTAATAATTGATTATAGAAATAACTCAATTGTGTTAGATTGTGAAACCGATAAAATTCATGAAAACATTTGAAACAAAAAAACTTATATACGACAAATATCTGTATAAAATAGTTTTTTATAATAAACTAGCTACAATATTTACTAAAACTTGGAATAGAAATAAATGGGCGCATGCACTTAAAGAAATTCAAAGATTGGACAACTTGTATCTTGCAGGAAAACCTTTATTAAGAAATATTTACCGCTACGAAGAAACAATATCAACTGAAGAATTTCTGTATGCTAAACTTTTTCTATCATATTTACAAACCCAAGACTTTAACTCCTATATAATAAGAACAGAAAACAATACAATTTCAGTAGCATCAAACGAATTATCATGGTTGAATGTAATAAAACGTAATATAAATCTTATAGAATGGTGGGAGCCTACCGAAACTAATAAGTCTATTTTAACAAATATTCCTAACATTATACTAACAAACAAAACACCAGAATATCAATATAAAGTATATTTAAAACATAAAGTTAGTGTTAATCTATCGCACTGGTTAGAAAATAATTCACAAAAATGCAAAATAGGAAAAACTGCACTTGCTAATATCAAAGAACAGTATTGGACTGCTGGTAATTATTTTTATGTAAAAGACCATAAAACGCTTATGTTATTAGAAATTTCATTTATCGACAACATAAAAAGAATAGAGAAATTAATTTCAAAGGATGATGTTGATAAATATAATTATGGCATCGAACAGTGAAATAATTTTAAATTCAACAACGCATGTTGGCGACAGTTCAGAACAAGTAGTTACTGGATTGAAATACAAGGGCGACGGTTATTACGGTCGTTCTGACGGATTGCATACAGTACAATACACTTTTATAGGGTTAACTGGTACAATCTATATTGAAGCAACATTAGAAATCAATCCTCTAGACAGTGATTGGTTTGTTGTGCATCAATATACTGCTACACAAGAAACAAACAGTAAAATAGCAAACTTTACAGGTAATTACGTCTGGATTAGAGCATATCTAGTATTTTCAGATGGCACTGTAACATCTATTGTTTTAAATCATTAAGGATATAGTATGGAACATTTTGTTAGAGTAATAATGGAAAAACAAGATCTTGCTCAAAAATTAGACGAAAGCATTTTTCCAAACAACGAAGTTTACGAATCTGAAAAAGAAACAACAATTTTTCATATACCATTGTCTAGACAACTTACTAACGAAGAATCTGACGAATTCGCTAATCGATTGAGCAATTATTTGTTTGATGAGGGCTACGAGGATTTTGACATAGAAATTTCTACAGACGAGCAAGCAATGGAAGAAGAAACCTATGACGGTGATGAATTCTTTGAAACCTATGGTGTTATGTGGTTTAATGAAGATGACGCATTAGACGAAGCAGAATATCAAGGACGTAAAGTTCCGCTCGGCAAACCTATGCGTGGCGATGTTAAAAAGTTTAAAGTATATGTAAAAAAGCCAACTGGAAATATAGTTAAAGTAAACTTTGGCGACCCAAATATGAAAATTAAAAAATCAAATCCTGCTCGTCGTAGAAGTTTCCGTGCTAGACACAATTGTGATAATCCGGGGCCTCGTCATAAGGCTCGCTTTTGGTCCTGTCGCAACTGGTGATGTAATGAGAATAGATGACTTAGAACAATTAGATGATAAATTACCGTTTGATGTAGTGGACGATATTTCTATCTTTATGAGAAATGATCCTATGTTTTATAGGAAAGAATTCTTTCCTGTTATTATGAAACTTAAAGGGCTAAAAGAATCAAATAAACCTATCAATAGTAAATTGTTCATGCCTATGATACAAAAAGCAACAGAACAATATTGTAGAAAATTTAAGATTTCTAGACGTCCCGAAGAATTATTAGACGATAGTGAACAGCGTGCCTTAATACAAAAACTTTATTCAGAGGAAATGGCTAACATTAAAAAAGGAGCATACTAATGCTTCTTAGAGAACTGTTAGAACAAACTCAAAAAACAGCAGTTCTTGCATTTGGCAGACTAAACCCTCCTACGATAGGTCATGCCAAGTTAGTAGATAAGTTAACAAGAATCAACGGTGATCATTATCTTTTTTTAAGTCAAACTCAGCATCCAAAAACAGATCCATTAGATTTTCCAACTAAACTAAAATTTGCTAAACAATTTTTTTCAAACGTTAATGTAGGACATGAATCTGTAAGAACTGCAATTCAAGCACTTGAATTGTTACAGTCACAAGGTTATACCGACATTATATTTGTAGCTGGTTCTGATAGAGTAGAAGGTTTTCAAAAACTGTTTGATACTTACAACGGACAACCAGATAAAACGGGCAAGGTTCCTTTTAAATTCAATTCAATTCGGGTAATTAGTGCTGGAGAAAGAGATCCGGATGCAGAAGGTGCTGAAGGAATGAGTGCTTCAAAGATGAGAGCAGCAGCAGCAAGTGGCAACTTACAAGCATTTGCTCAAGGAGTTCCGGACAAAAAATTAGCACAAACCATGTACGATGCTGTGCGTAGAGGCATGGGCATAAGTGAAACTACAACGAAAGATTGAAATTCTGAGATGAATATAGACGAACTAAAAAAACTAGCAGGAATAAATGAATTCACAGGCTACAAAGAATATGTACCTGAGAACATTTCTATTACTGGCACAGAAAAAAGACGAAAAGAAAGAGAACTGGGTATAAAACCAGGAGACCCAGAGTGGTTTAAACTTTGGTTTAGTTTGCCTCATATGACAGGTCCTGTTCAACTAAGAGGACGTAAAAAGAAATGAAGGCGTTAAAAAGAATTTGGAGGAGTTGGTTTCCACACTATTATCTTTATGTAACACATAATAGTAAAGAGTATTCCGTACATGTAAAAAAATTTAAAAAACTTTCTCCAACAAAAATATCAGGATATGATAAGGAAAACGAATATTTTGAATTTTTCAGTTCTACGCCGATGTGCTATTATATTGAAGAATACAAGGACGATCTTAAATGAAGATTTATGATTTGTTTGAAGGTAAAGGCACAAAGGAACAAGCAGGATATATTCCTCGTCCTAAGAACGGTGAGAAATGTATTAACTGCACCATGTGGCGTGACCCAAACAAATGTTCAGCAGTAGCAGGCAATATTTCTCCAAATGGATGGTGCGAGTGGTATGCAGGCGGTGCTTATGGCAAAAGAGGCAAGCGTGTTAACGAAGCAGAAGGATTAGGTCTAACTATATTTGACATAGACGAAACACTGATGAGAACCACTACGAAAATTAAAGTTGTAAAGGATGGTAAGGTAGTTAAAAGTTTAACTAACCAAGAATTTAACAATTATAAACTACAACCCGGTGAACAATTCGATTTCGGTGAATTTAAAAACGCAGAAAAGTTTAGACGTGAAAGCGAACCTATTGCACCAATGATTGCTAAACTAAAAGCAATACTTCGTAACGCCGGTGATAGCAAAGTAATCATGCTTACTGCTCGAGCAGACTTTGACGATAAAGAAACTTTCTTAAACACATTTAGAGATTTGGGCATTGACATGAGTCGTGTTCATGTGCATAGAGCCGGCAATCTACCTGGCAATCCTGCTGAAACCAAAGCAATATGGATACGCAAATATCTCGACACTGGGAAATACGGTAGAGTAAGATTGTACGACGACAGCATGAGCAACATCAAAATGTTTAATGCTCTTGCTAAAGAATATCCCAATGTAAAATTCTTTCCTTATCTTGTAACACACGAAGGTGGTATTAAGACTGTAAGAGAGACATTTGATACCGAGGCTAATTGGGTATTAGAGCTAAATTCTAGAAACGTTCAGGTGTTTGCTACAAAAATAGATGATGCTTATATAGAACTTACATACAAACGTATTTTTCCTGCCGATGTTTACATTAGTTTTACTAGAGGCGGTCGTATAAGCGTTACTGGAGAAGGTTCACAAAATAAAATATTTGGTGCTGTTATAAATCATGTCAAGCAGTGGGTTGCTAAAAACAAACCTCCGAGAATAATATTCAGTGCGTTTAAACCAAACACAGGACCTTTTGGATCACAAGATACTACAAGAAGCAGTTTGTATAGTAAAATGGTACAACGCTTTGCTGGTCAAAACGGTTATGGTTTTGATGTAGAAGACACTGGCAATAAAGATACTTTTATTCTCACGAAAAAAGATGTAAAAGAAACTAGATCATTTCAACCTCAAACTAC